ATTGGAAGGTGCAGAGACTACTGGGTGTAACACGATCTTGTTACGTAATACCAGATTTAGCGTCCGGCATCCCACAGGGATGAAGAGATAGTCCACCCCTCTAAGAAACTAGAGACCAGGAGAACGACTTTCCAAAGATTCTGGGTGCGGAACTTTACCGTCCTCACCCTGCTTACATTGCTGAAATGGCAGTGGAGCCTGTGGTGGTCCACGACTTCACTCGTCAGCCCGGTCAAACCGTTCAGTTAGACCGCTATAAGTTCTGGGGTACCCCTGGTACGAAGGACAGCCGTGAGCGTATTGCCGACCAAACCATCGGTACCGCTAACAGCCGTAACATCACCAAGGAAAAAGTTCTGGTGGTGCTTAAGGAATACACTGGTCCTGCCGACCCGGGTGATCCGACCCAGCCCAGCACCTTCAAGATTGCTCGTGAAACTCTGATTACCGCCCAGCGTCTTCTGCTGGATACCGGTAACCTCAACATGTTCCACCAGTCGATCGGTAGCCTGACGCTGCTCGACGACTATCGCCGTTGGCGTGACCGCGTCTTCATTGACGAACTTGCCAAAGCAGAAGCTAATGGTGTCGCTGGTACTACCCAAGGTGGTTACTACTTTGCTGGCGCTAAAGTCAAAGATTCTCAGGGTCGTGTGTCCTACACCTCCACTGAGTATGGTAATGAGGTGCAGCAGTTCCAGGTGCGTACCGACCTTCTGACCGTTGTTAAGGACCTGCGTAAGCGCAATACTCCTACCTTCGCTGATGGTCTGTATCGCTGCATTTGCGATCCCACCTTCATGATGCACCTGCGTCGTGACCCAGACTTCCGTGAGATCGCTCGTTATAGCGGCAATCCTGGCCAAGGCATGTACATGGGTAACCCCATGATGCCTAACAACGCCAGCTTCTACATGGGTCCCCAAGCTGGTCAGGGCTACTTCCTGGCTGGTGAACCCGTGATGCCGACTGGTGTGCAGTTTGAAGGCGTCAAGTTCTTCGAGTCGACCAACTTCCCGACCAAGAACGTGTCTGCTTCCTTTGATGGCGGCTCCACCTATGCTTCCAAGGAAGTGGCCCAAGGTTACTTCTTCGGTCCTCAGTCTGTTGGTGTTGGTATCGGCGGTCCTAACGCTCAGGTGCTCATCAACAACAACGACGACTTCAGCCGCTTTATCATCCTGATCTGGCAGCTGTACGCTGGCTTCGAGATCCTGAACAAGGACTTTGTGACCACTGCTTACAGCTTCGTCCAGGACGACGGCACTGTTTGATAATTACCCATAAACACTCAACATAGGAAAAGATAAATGACCTATTTGTCCGCTAAGAAAATCTACCCAGGTAACTGGGCAGAACCCCTGAACGGTTGGTACAAGAACATTGATACCAACGATGACGGTACCAATAACGCTTCCAAGGGTGGCCCCACTTCGGTGCTTGCCATCCCTGGTTACCGTTACTTCCAGCAGCGTGGTTACGTCCCCGTGACTGCCACCTCTGGCGCTGGTGCTGTCGACGCCGCTGATGTGATCGTTCCCTCGCCTTACCGCCAGGACGACACTCGCCCCGACATCACTGGCATGGTGATCTCTGGCAGCAGCACCCTGCCTGCTTACGTGTATCGCGCTACCATCTCCGTTGCTTCTGGCTGGGGTGATGGGCGCGTTGCTTCTGGTGTGTATGCCGCAACCGGTAACGTCATCTCTTTCGGTCGTAGCAACAGTGGTAACCCCACCGCTGCTTCCGGTATTGGTGAAGCCGTCATCCAGGCAAACCTGAGTTCTACCGTCTCTGGTACCCAGGCTGGCGAAATCTTCTTCGCTGCTGGTTCCGCTGCTTATAGCGCTAACCCCTTCCTGATCGCCTCTGGTGCCGCTGGTGTGACCGCCGGTAACGTGTACTACGCAGCTACCGCTTCCACCACTCTGAAGGTGTTTGCAAAGGAAACTGCAAATAGCACTGCTACCTCTGGTGGTTTCTATATCTCCAGTGGTGATTCCACCGGTGGCCGCACTGGTTATCTCGTCGTCGAAGCCTGCTACATCCAACCTGATGAAGCTCCTGGCTACGAAGACATTGACGGCTACCTCCTGGGCCGCACTGTTAGCTGATTGAGTTAAACTAAGACCAGTTAATCACTGGTCTTATGTCAACCACGGCAGCAATGCTTTATCAGCATAAAAAAACAGGCGCTCGTGTCAAAGTTATTAGCGAATGGGATCAAGGCGATTGGTTCATGGTCGAAGATCAGGATGGTCGCCTTTTTACCGTTTACAGGACTGAGATTGAGCCCGACGAAGAAGCCACTAAAAAGGTAAAGACTCTTCAAGTAAAAGATAAGGCAGCGCAAGAAGAACCACGTACCTTTCCTCCTGATACACGTTTAAATATCAATGGCGCTACCGCTCAAATGATCGCTGATCATATCAAGGGTATCGGATTGAAAACGGCCCGAGAGATTAAAGATCTTCAGATGTCCTTATCGGGTGAAAGGTTCAACAATCTCGAACAGCTAAAACAGATCAAAAGAGTTGATTGGGACGCGGTCTTTGCCGCTGACTTGATCCGTGTATAACTAACTCCTTCTGTAGGCATACCCCTGGGAAACCGGGGGTTTTTATTTTAGAATGAAGGATAAAAGATCATCGTGATATGGCTGGTATTACGTTTAAAGGACGTGTTGGCTCCACTGGTAGATCAACTGGTCCTCATTTGCATGTTGAAGTACAAGATCTTGCAACAGGCGCCTTCTTAAATCCTGAAACAATTCGCACCCCTCTTAGTGGATTACGGATTGGTGAGAAGAGAATTCCTGCATTAATTCAAACACCAGAAGGAAAATTTACATTTAACCCCGAAGCTGGTATTACCATTACGTCTAAATACGGCCCCCGTGGAGGACGGCAACACAAGGGTGAGGACTGGGCTTTACCAGAGGGTACTCCGATCTTTTATGAAGGTGCTGGTAAGTACGTTCCGTTAGCTAATCAAGGAGCTTATGGAAACCTTTCTACGTTTACTACTGGAGACAACAAATATCAAATTCGCTTAGGGCATATGCAATCCCTGGGAGAAGCAGCAGACCTTTCTCAAGGTGCATCCACTGCTAACACCAGCGCATCAAATCCTTCTGATTTCCAAGGGATGCTATCTGGTTATCTACTTGGTTCTTTACTGAGAGGTGAACCAAAAGAAGATCCGAAAACGCAAATGATGCGAGGGTTTGTTAAAGAACTGGTACAGCCACAGCAAAATGATATGGCTGGTGCTTTGTTTCAGCAGTTACTGTCATCTTCTACAGGTGGACTGCTTGGTTAATTCAGTTCATCTATAATTGAGAACATACGGAAGTAAGCTGTGCAGCTCAGCGATTTTGACAAGAGTAGAGTCCGGTATCACCTGGGCTACTTCACGGTTTCCGTGCCGGCGGGTGACTTTGCCCGACTTGAAGAAGCCATGAATACCGTTCCGGATTCATACTTCTATGACAAAATTGTTATTCAGATTGGTCGTTGTGATACAGCCGAGAAGAAAACAGAAGTTGCAACATCGCCTTCCACTCGGTTAGAGAACATCGTTGGTGATGTGGACCGTACGATTCGGTCCAGTAATGCCAAAGAAGCTCTCAAGGTTTGGGATGAGATTTATCTCTACGAGACCAACCGTTTAGCCAACATCCTTTACGTGCCTAACTACAAGGATCCGTTCCAAGCTCGTTACCGTTACGAGCGTTCAGGCGCTGAGTTTATTCAGGCGCTACCAGGCCCGGCTGATACGGCTGTGGGTTCTCGCATCTATTTACATGAGGTTTGGAGGTAATTATGGCTGATCTTTACAATTACGCCAGTCAATTTACACTTGGGCAGCTTTTTCGTGGCGGTCAAAATGTTCTTCAGGGCGCTGCAAATCTGTTAAATCAAGCGGGCATTGGCACCCGAGGAACTCCTTTAACAGGTAGACAAAAAATAAACAAAGCCTGGGGGATGCTTGGTACTGCTTCTGAGCCTGCAGGCGGTGATTTTGGTTACAGAACGGGTAACGGTAAGCCTTATAGCCAACCTTCTTATGCAGATGCCCAAGGAAATATTTATGACGCGGTAAGCGGGCGTCTCCTTTATCCTGCTAAAACACGGCCCGGTGCTGACACTGGCTCTAGTGCAGCAGGAGCGTCTTCTTTTTCAGGCGGATCTCCTGCAGCGGAACGTGCATATCAATCCGAGGCATCTCGTATTGCTCAGTTAACTGCTCAAGATCCCGAGCTTCAACGCTATGAGGCTGCTCGTCTAAAAGCCGTAGCACCTGGCGCAACAGCAGAACAAGTGCAATCTGCAGAAGATATTGGCATGCAGATCTGGCGTCAGAAGTATGGCAC